TGGGTGAGGCTGTCAGCCGTGGTACGGATCGATGCCTGGATCTCGCTCTCGACGTCAGCTTGAGATCTGGCATCGGCGGCAGTTCGACCAACGCTGAGCGCCCTGGTCGCTACGTCAGCCTGGGTCAGGGAATCCGTCGTTGTCCGAACACTGGCCTGGATTTCTGATTCGACATCTGCCTGAGTGCGCGTGTCCGCTGTGGACGGGTGGAAGGACCCAACCCTCGCAGCGGAGTCAGAAGACGTCAGCCCATCTGTGGCGGTGGCGTGCAGAGACCCAGTTCTCGTCGCGACGTCCGACTGCGTCCTGGAGTCAGCGGTCGTCCTGACGGATGCCTGGACTTCAGCCTCAACGTCCGCCTGCGTCCTGGAGTCGGCAACGTCACGATCGAACGGAGTCCCAGCCCTGGTGGCGACGTCTGCCTGTGTCAGTGAGTCAGAGACGGTTCTGACTGACGCCTGGATTTCTGATTCGACATCTGCCTGTGTACGCGAGTCGGTCGCTGCTGGGTGGACTGATCCAATCCTGGCAGCGGCATCTCCCCTGGTCAGGGAGTCGGACACCGTGCGGACAGATCCCTGGACCTCTGTGATGACATCGGCCTGGGTCCGAGAGTCAGTGGCCGTCCGGTACGTGGTGATTCCACGAGCTGCCACATCCGCCTGCGTCAGGCTGTCCGTGACCGTCCTGACACTCGCCTGGATCTCAGTCTCGACATCTGACTGGGTCCGCGAGTCAGTCGTCGTGCGTCCGACGTTGACGGCTCTGGTCGCTACATCCGACTGGGAGAGACCATCTGAGTTCGTCCGGACGGAAGCCTGGATCTCGGATTCAACATCGGCCTGCGTGCGCGAGTCAGTGGTCGTGCGGACGCTGGCCTGGATCTCCGACTCGACATCTGCCTGGGTGCGACTGTCTGTGACGTCACGGTCGAACGGACCGCCGACACGGCTGATCGACTCCGCCTGGGTCCGGCTATCGGTGACATCGCGGTCGAACGGACCACCAATGCGACTGATCGACTCAGCCTGGGTCCGCGATTCAGTCGCACCAGCGACGGCATAGAGAGTTCGGGCGGCAGAGTCGGCCTGGGTCAGGGAATCCCCGACAGTCCTGACGCTCCCCTGGACTTCAGTGATGACGTCGGCCTGGGTTCGCGAGTCAGTGGCAGATCGACCAACTGCCTTTGTCTCAACAGCGACGTCGGCCTGGGTGCGGGAATCAGTCGTCGTCCGGTTGACGCTCTTGGCTGCGACAGCAGCATCCGACTGGGTGCGTGAATCAGTCGCGGTTCGGTTGACCGACTTCGTCTCAACGGCGACGTCGGCCTGGGTACGGGAATCAGTTGCCGTTCTGCCGACGCTCTTGACCGCGACAGCACGGAGTCCGGTTCCCATCTGGAATGCGTCCGCCTGGAACGCACCAGCCTGGAATCCCTCGTATTCATCCGACTGCTGGCGCGAGTCGGTTGTCGTCCTCGTATAGGAAGGCATGGATCAGGACACAGCGAAACCCCTGGACCGGTGAGGGTCCAGGGGTGCTCGCATCTTCGTCGGGGGTTCGCTTGTTCCGGTGGTGGACAAAGGCGTCCCCCGTCAGGACTAGCTCAGGGTGATGGTGTCGGTGACGGTCAGGGTATCGCCCGAAACCACGGTCGCGTCTGCGTTGAGCACGGACTCGAAGCAGAGGATTCCTGCGGCGGTGGTGTTCGCGGCAGTGAACAGGCCCATCTTGTGGATGGCCGTGAACGAACCGCTGATCGAGTACGCGACCTGGAGGGTCAGGGTCGCGGTGCCGCCCGTATGGGCGTAGGTTGCCTTGGACCGAGAGCCACCGTTCGTGGTGATCTCGGTTGCCAGGACGGTGTCGGCCGCGTTGGCGGCTGCCGCGTCTGTCGTGAGACCCATGAACCGGGGCAGGCCCGACGGGACGATCATGTAACCGTTGGTCGAGGCCGGGGTCGCACCGGTCATGGTGTCGGAGGTGCCGACCCACCAGCCGTCCACGGTGAGGACGGTGGTCGAGTTGGAGCCGATGTTGCCGTACACCGGGGCCGTGGTCAGGGCCGTGACCGGGCAGTAGACCCTCCATCCCTTGTACTGGTCGGTCGTCAGACCGCCGCCAGCCGGGGTGGCCGAGGTGGCGGACGACGCGGTGAGTGCGCCATCCTTCATGGCTGCGTTGCCCATCGAGGCTGCGAACAGGTCGCGGCCTGCGGTGGTCATCAGGTTGTAGCTGATGCCGAGGTCGGTGATCGACCCGTCGGAGTGGGTGATCAGCGCGCTGACCTCGTTGGGACCGATCTTGAACGACTGGTCCACCTTGCGGCCACGGACGATGCTGATCTCGCTGTAGTCGCTGAACGACACAACGTCGATACGGGGCTTGAGATTCTCCACGCGATGTCTCCTATCGGGATTGAATGTGTGTTCTCTGTAGCTGCGGGAAGGGCGTTTGCGCATACCCTCCTCTCTACACGGTCATACCCCGGACACGAAGCTTGAACGTCTCGTGGCCGGAGGGGGACTTGGGCGGGACCGTGCGACGAATCCAGAGCGCGACATAGTCGCCGTCGTCATAGGGTTCCGCTGGAAGCATCAACCCGTTCGCATAGTCGTCGGCACGGGCGAAGATGACGCCTTCGGGCTCCTCGCCAGCACCGATGGACTGGGCATCGCGGTTCTTGCCAGCCGGGTCGATCCCGACTTCGAGGACGGAATAGGTGGGTGAGACCGGGATGAACACCTTGGGATACTCCAGGGCATCCGGTCCACCCATGAAGAAGTAGACGCATCGGTGGTCAACGAGTCCGTTGAGCGATGCGTCGGGTCCGATGTCGGGAAAGAGATCCCCGACCTCACGAACGTCCGTCGTGGACGGTTCGCCGCCGAGTGATTTGGCGGGATCTCCATTGGAGAACCCGCCCGATAGGACGAAGACGAGGTCACTCACCAGAAGCGTCATCGCTCATCTCAACGTTGGACTCGACTTTTCCGATGACTCTGCCGTCGTCGTCGTAGAGGAATCGGGTTTCCTTGACCATGCGGTGGGAGACAACCACTGGCGTCTCGGGCATGTTGTTTGAGACGTTGACGACAGGAGCCTCTGCCGGGATCTGCGCTGGGACCAGGTTCTCAACACGGACGTCGATCGCTCCCCGCTCGATGTTCACAGGTGGCGTGGTCACGGTGATATGCGGGTCGCGCTGACCCAGTGTCCGGATGATCTCCTCCAGCATCTTGTGGGTGTTGGAGTCAACGCCGGGAGCAGGCTCCGACTTCTTCTGCTGCATCTCCATGAACTCGCGGACGGTGGGGACATCGCTGATATCGAGCGCGCCCTGAGGCGTCGCCATGATCAGCTTGCCCTCCATCTCCTTGATGGGCTCACGGCCCTCATCGAGACGGGCTTCGTTGACGTAGCGCCAGGGAACCTTGGCCAGGGCCTTCTCATAGATGGCAGCCTTGGCCGTGGACTCCTTGAGGTTGAGCGCCGTGAACCGGAAGCACAGGTTGTTGGCCTCGCCGCCGAAGCAGTCGTCCCAGACGATCTCCTCGGAGATGTACTCCTGGAGCAGGCTCATCATCGGCCGCAGGCCACGATCCTCGCTGATCTGGATCTGCGTCTCGGACGTGCTCTTGTTGACGTCGAACGTGATACCCAGATCCTGTGGGGTCAGTCCAAGCACGACCGCGATCTTGCGGACGAGATAGATCTGCCACTCCAGGAACTGCTGGTCGCGGTTGCTCTTGCGGACATCGATGAACTTCGCATTCTTCGTGCCACCGATGAAGCCGAGTGCGGATCGTCCTGCGACCTCGCTCTCGAAGAAGGACCGGAACCCGATGATCTGGTCACGGGTCATGCCCTCGCCGAGATCGAAGATGCCATCGGGTGCGGCACCCTTGACCTGGCGTCGGTTGTACTCATGGGCGTCGAGTTCGGCTTCGATGGTCAGCTTGAGCGTCTCAAGCGGACTCATGCCGATCGGCCAGTCCGTGCGCCGGTTGGCCATCATGTACAGGAACTCGTTGTTCTTCCAGCGTGCCTGGTAGTCGAGCCCGCTCGGATACCAGAAGTAGCGGTACTCGTTCGGGTCCCCATCCCAGAGGGCATTGACCCTGATCGTCGCCCCATCGACCGGCCACAGCTCGCGGATCTCGCCGTCGAGCGATCGGACCTTCTCCACGCACCCGGCATCCAAGGCGATCAGGTCTTCGATGATCGGCTCGATGAACGTGCGGAACGAGTCGTTGGCCGGGTTCGGCGTGCGGAACAGGTCGCGGATGCGCTGCTGCTGGCGCTTGGAATAGGGCTTGGTCTGGTCGTAGGGAACGATGTCCCACTCGGCGGAGGCGATCTGGGCACGACGGATGTTGATCGCACCACGGACCCACTCCGACACCTTGGACCAGTGCCGGTAGAGGCGTGAGTTCGGAACTGCCACGCGACCCTGGTAGGGGTAGGTCGCGATGGCGGTCGAGAACGCCTCGACATTCTTGGGACTCGACAGCGGAGCCTTGATGATCTGAGGCTGGACCGGGACCAGCGCCCTCGTGATCACTCCCATGAGTTGTTCCTGATCAGGTGCTTGACGATCATCTGCTCCTGGAAGTTGTTGAGGTAGTTCGTCGTCATCGCGTTGTTGACGATCTTCTGAGCTTCCTCATACGTGACGGCATAGAAGTCAACCGAGGACGCGGACAACAGCCGGACGAAGTAATCGGGGACGTCGTGCTCCCCATCGCGGAACTCGACCGTGACGACAGCACTCATCGGTATCCCAGAACTCCCCACATGGCCATGCCGCCACCGGTGTCCATCGCATGTCCCAGGGCGTCGATCATGTCGTCGTGTCCTTTCGGGAACTGGAGCAGCTCGACCTCGAAGTCGGAGCCCCGGAGATGGGACAGGTGGAACACCTTCCCACTCTCGTACCTGGCTGCACACGCGCGTGCGCGCGTGACCTTATCGACATCGGCCCGCTTTCCGACCACGGGCAGGTTCGTGGTGTTGATCAGTTCCTTGACCAGGGCTGACTGGAACTGGTTGTTCTCAACCACGATCCGGCTGATCGGGTACTGGACGTTCGCAAGGACGCCATCGATGACGAACTGGCGATGCCCAGTCTCGATCTTCGTCCGCTCGACATCGAGGACATACGTGTTGTAGTCATCATCTTCGGCAATGACGACCCGAGCCGTGTAGTCGGCCCGTTCGCGCTCAGAGCTGGCGAGGTCCACGCCCATCCGGTAGGTGTAGTTCTTCCCGGCAGGCAGGCGGTCCACGTACTTGAACCAGGACCGAGCGAAGATGTTGCCTTCCATGAGGCCACTGATGTCATTGAGGTAGGCGCAGGCGAACATGGCCGAGCCCATGTCAACCTTCTCCTTGAGGAGCTTGTCCACTGGCCACATCGCGGGCCAGAGCGCCTTCGGATGTTCGTGGTCGGGATCTGTCGCGTCGTCATAGGTGAAAGCTCCGCGAACCAGGCTCGGCCACTTCTTGTCTTCGATCAGCTCCTGGTAGAGATCTCCGTCCGCCCAGCGGGTGCCGATCACCACGATCGACCCACCCGGAGCGAGACACGGCTTGAGCGTCTTCCAGAACCAGTTCTGGACCTTCTCCCGCTGCTCGACGTTCTGCGTGTTCTCCTCATCGAGGATGTCATCGCACAGGATCAGGTCGAACCGCTTGCTGATGATCGCGCCGCCAGCCCCTGCGGAGTAGAGCGTCACGTCCTTGGTGCCGTGGAGTGCCGAGTCCTTGGTGATCCACTCGACGTCGTTCCACTTCACCGGTCCACGGAGCTGGCCCCAGACCTCGTGCTGGAACTCGTTGGACTCGATCGTCCAGCGAACGCCTCGGCTGAAGGCGTTGGACTGCTTGGCGGTGTTGGAGATCAGGCCGATACGGATGTTCGGGTACTTGGATGCCAGATAGGACAGCAGGATGGTGTTGGCCCAGGTCGTCTTGGCATGGCCTCGGGGCTCCAGGACGACCGCGTTCTCGCGGTTCTCGATCCGGTCCATGATGAACTGGACCATCTCGCGGTGGTGTTCGGCGGGCTCCAGGCGAAAGACGTACTCGCCATAGGCGAAGACGTCAGTTTGAGCGAGTCCTCGTAGACCCGCCCAAAATAGCGCCCTCCACGTCTCCGGTCCCGCTGAACTTCCCCCGAGCAGCATCGACAACTCTTCGGAGGAAATCTGAGTCTGGGGAGATGGTTGAGACGATTGTGCTTTCGTGGTCTCTGCCGTCATCGGGCACCAGCTCCTTCGCGAGCAGATCGATCATCAGGGCCGCGTCCTTGGCGGTCGGAACGACCTGTCCACTGACCAGGGCATTGGCGTAGGCACGCAGGGTGGCGCGTGCGACAGAGATGGACTCCATCTTGATCTCTGCCGTCTGGCTGGCGACGGTCGCAGCCACGTTCTCATAGCCGCGACGGCTCAATGACGACTGGTAGGCGGCTCTCTTGCCCGGCCAGTCATGGCGACGTGCGTACTCGGCCACCGACTGGGGGCTCACACCTGCGAACCTGGCCAGGGCGGAGTAGGTCTTCTCTTCGAGGACGTACATCTTCTCAAGGGAGGCGTAATCCGCCTTTGCCTTCATTGCCATGCGTTTCCGCCCATATTTCTGCGTTTCCCGGCGTTTTTCACGTGTTTGCCAGGAAATCCGCGCAAATCCGTTCGAGCGCCTGCCAGTCCTCGATCGGATCTCCGTCCTTCGCGCGCAGCAGAGCCTCGGTCACGATCTCATTCACGGATGACGGGAGTCGGAATGTGCGCTCACTCCAGTCCTCGGACTGGCGAGCTGGTCTCTCAGCCTTAGGTTCGTCAGGGAATGAGATCTCCCCCAGACCGACGAATCCCTTGAGGATGTCGGACGTGAATGGAAGTGCGTGCAGGACTTCGTCAACCGAAGATCCGCCCAGGAGTCCTCCGAGCAGATCGGACAGTTTGCGAGGATCGGCCTGACCATGCAGCTCATTGAGCACCACCGTCAGCTTCCTGGCGTCGTCAGGTGAAAGTCCATCGACGATGACGACCGGCACATCCTTGAAACCGAGATCGACGGCTGCTCTGTATCGGTGAGCGCCATCAATGATCTGGTAACGAGCGCCGTTGCATTGAACAACGACGGGTGCAATGAACCCGAACTCCGTGAGTGACTCCTTCGCTTTCGCGTACATGAAGTCAGTCATCTTGTTCGGGTTCCAGGGGTTCTCGTCGAGCAGCGAGACCGAGACTCTCTCGAATCTGGGGTCAGGAAATCCAGCCATCAGCCCGCCGTTCGGGGTCTACATATTCCCTTTCTCGCGACGATAGCAGAAAGCTTCCATAGATGAAAGTTCAGTGCAACCCGTCGCGACAGAAACCGCAGACTTTGACGACTGTTTCACGACACCCGCAGCCGCACATGCAGAACTCGGACGGAAGAAGAGAGCAATGACCTGGACGAATGTCCGCGTCAGCCGGGCAATCGAACGGAGTCCTTGCTCTCTTCCTGCGCATCATCTCACGCTCGCGATATTCGGGATGAGCGCTTCGCCAGGCACGGTGGTACTCGCGCCTGAACTCGGGGTCATGCCATCGACCGCCCCTGCTTCCAGGGCCAACGGGGAGTCGGTTGCCAGTCAGCTCCATGCACTTATAATGCTCACGCGCGCGCGCGAG